TGTGGCGTCACTCACTTAGGAAATAACTCTCGCTTCAGCCATGGCCCCCCCGATCAAGGGATTTTCGCATTCTTAAAGGAACTTATCCTTAAGATTAATGCACCAGATACTGGGAAAGGTCCCCATATAACATACGCCTCGAAGATCCAAGCATTCTACCGCTTGGACCGGAAAACTCCCGTGAGGAGTTAGTGGATGGCTTTGGCCTCCGTATACCTGAGCCTCACCCAGGTAGTACTCTCCAAAAGGGTCGGTCCTGAGACGTTCCCTTTCGAATCCGTGGTGGGATTGTCAGGCCCACCGGCCATCTCAACGAGCAGGTGCACGCTGAGCACCTCGGTAAGACTCACGTCTTTAACCCGAGGGTCTCCCTTACGGAAAGGGAGATTTATGACGACGTCGCCGCCGTCGCCAGTCCCGGCAACCTTTCGGTTGCCCTCCTCCTTGAGGCACTCGGCCTTTGAGGGGGACACATTCTTGCCATGTGTCATACAAGCGTATGCCACAAACTTGTATGGCTCGATTGTTAATCGTTTCGTCAAAACGATTTTAACCCCCTCCAGGGTCCAAGTTGATCCGGCCAAATCCATGGCCTTAGACTCGTCGACGGTAAGATCACCTGCCAGTCGAGTCGATCCTCGTAGCCCTTGTGTGCCAAGAGCATTCCACGAGAAGCCTTTCAGCTCCACGTTCCTTACAAAACCCTTTTGTGCGGCGCCTGACTTAGGCCGCACACCACGCGAACCGGACCCTGCCTTGTCCTTTCGGGACTGGGCGGCCCGGCGGTTCCGCTCAGCCGGAGTGAGGTTACTCCAGCGCTTTTCCGCGTTCGATGCCTTGGGAGGCATCTTCTTTTATCTGGGGGTACCACCCACCCAGACAGCAATACGTTCCGCAAGCCCTGACCATTCACCTAAGTGCCGAAGCTCATAGGCAAGGTGGCCCCGCCAGATGTCAATCTGGGGGTCAGAGCGGTTGTGTGCTAGGAATCTGAAAAGAGTCTTGCGCCACGATTGGGGAGAACCCCGCCACGAACCTTCGAAAAGATTAGAGCAAAATTCAAAATCCCCAAAAGGATATTCGGTAACATCCTTAATCGTAGTTCCGATCTCTCGGTACTCATCCACGATTGAATCCTTGAACGGCTCGAGTGCGTCATCTCCGTTGACCATCGAATCTGCACACTCCCCTACAAGATAAGACTTGTGGATCAGCTGGATGCCGATCTCACGCATATGAGAATTCCCATCTGATGTAATATACGAACCAGATGGTACTATCCCGGGTCTTTCCTGAGCGAAGAATTCGCCGTACTTGGTTGCAAACAACTTGAGACTATGGCATCTCATCCTCCTAGTAACGAGAATGAACCATCCACAATCCCTTGGTGCACCGTGAACAAGCCTTCGGTATTCCATGTCTGCCTTGAATTGGTATTCACGAACAGACCAGTCCCAACTAGACACGTCGGTACTTGCCATTCGCTGACGCTTCTGTATCTCACAAAAGTAGGAATAGAGAGATTTCTTTCCCTCGTCGTGGAGTCCCATTCCAGGTTTAAAAGGCAGGATCTCATGTAAAGCGATCTCCCACCTCTTTTGCCTGTCGAAGAGCATCTGCTCGACTAAAACGTCGACGATGCTAACTCCGCTGATCAACCTCCATTTCTTGGATAAAACCTTCTTTTCCGCATGGGGTTCTCCCTTGATGAAAGTGTAAATTGGGTCACACATCCCAGCAAGGACCATTTCCTCTGCAGTCATGGCAGAATTGTCAACCGTCAATAAAACAAACATGCGTTCGACCGCAGCTTGCAGAATAGCCAAACCAAATCCTTGGATAAGCGCGCCTTTCGTACCGGCAACCTTCTTATACGGTATGCCAGGAGTACTATCGGCCTCCATCTTAGAAACGCAGTGAAACATTTGTGACAACATTTCACGACCCTCCCTAGACAGAATTCCATCGGGATCAAAATCATAACCCACCGCAGTTTGAATGGTAAACTGGAGGTTTACCGCGCAAAGGAAGGCACGAACTTCCTCGAGGACTCTTTCCAAGCTCGCTGCCGAGCTTGCTGTGCCTTGAGGGCGTCCATCCGGTCCTTGTACTTCCGCTCGAAAACTTCGCGGG